TACAACGACATTGGATACCAGGACGTTCCTGGATTTCAATTTGGATTCGGAACAACCTCGGCCACGGAAACTGTGGCTTACGAGCCGTGTTTTAACGAATTTCGAGCCTCTTACGACGAGGTCATGGGTCAGTTGTCTCGGTTCCAGGTTTCCGACAGCGCTGTACCCCTTTACTCTTATTGGGTCCAGCAGCGCGTTTTGTCTGCGAGCTATAACCAGTACTACTCTCTCCTGTTTGTGGATATTGACCAGGTTAACTCGCCGTTTTTCTCTAAGAGGGAAGACAATTTTTTCATTAACCTTTCGTATTCCGTTCAGAAGAAGAATCTGGTAAATAAAACTTTTGCAACCCGTTTGTCTAATCGTTAATACATTGATTTTATGGCACTTGAATGGCTTCTTGAGGACGCCCCCGCCTATGTTTCTCGCGGTCAGCGTATTCTTTCTGTTCTCGATGGTTCTGGTTCCGTTGACGTTCTCCCTGGTCGTCCGGACGTCGAGGCGTCCTCGTCTGACTTCGATAAGGGCGAAAAGTTTAACCCTGAGATTGACTTTGACCCTAATTCTTTCTCTCGTATGGATAAGTTTGATGGCCTCGAGGTTGGTCAGGAACTTATTGATTCAGAGTTGGATAGGTCGAGGCCTACTTCTAAATCTTCCAATTCTGAAGAAAAATAGTATATCCTTTACTTGACGATATATGCTACGTGCGCGGACCCCTTTCTGCAAGAGTTCGTGAATTGCTGAAGGTTATTGGTAGCGACTGCAGGAGAGGCCGCGCATTTTTCTATCGTTCTTTAAATTTTATCCCTATGTCTGATACTAAACAACCCTTTTATAAGTCGAAAGCGTTTTGGACACTCGTTTCGTCTATCGTTGCTGCTTTGGCCGCTTTCTTTCTTTCATCTTGTTCTGCTCAAGCACGAATGCAGCGTAGCGGTGTTCACGTCGATACAGTGCGTGTCGATTACATTATTCGCTCTAACAATTTAACTAATATGTAGCATGCCCGCCCCTGTTATTGCAGCCGCCGGTGCTGCCTCTTTCGGCCGCGCCCTTGGAGAATCTGCCGCCTCTACCGGCACTACCGGCCTGATTAATGGCTTTTTAGGCCAGCTTTTTGGCGGCATGAACGCTCGTCGCCAATGGCGTTTTCAGCAGAAGCAGATGGCTCTTCAGCAGAAATATGCTTTGGAGCAGATGCAGAGACAGTCTGAGCTTTCTTATACTAATTGGCAAAAGCAGTTTGATTATGAAAATTCATATAATGATCCCTCAAAGGTCTTTGACCGTTATTTGAAGGCTGGCGTAACCCCTGCTGCTGTTTTAGGCTCTTCGGGTGTTGGTATCAACGCTACTATGTCTGGCGGTTCTGCAGGCATGCCCTCCGCTTCCGGCCCTTCCGGCGGTTCTCCAGTTAGCCCTGGTGCTTTCGTCCCCGGTGACCCCGCCGCTATCGCGCAGAATATGGTTGCTCGGTCCACGGTTGACCGCAATACTGCTGCCGCTAACCGAGATGATGCGGAAGCAGAAAATCTTCGTGGTAACACTCATACGCAAGAGTGGCGAGAGAAAATGGATAATCTTGAATTACAGATTGCGCAGCATAATGTCAAAGATGCCCGTGAGCTCGCCAACCTTCATGAAGCGCAGGCTCAGATTGTGGCGATTGACGCTTATTTAGCCAATATTACTCAAGGTTACAAAATGTCTTCTATTATGGCTATGGCTGGCATTCTGGAGGAAAAATATCAGAATATTCGTATGGTGAATGATTGGTTTGAGCCTCAAGCTGGAGCTGCCCTCGCTGTTGCCTGGTCTTCGGCTATCGCCAACGTTTCCGCCGCTGCTGAGTCCAAGTCTCGTACGAAACTTAACTATCAAGAACTCAAGGATTTGCAGAATTGGTATGAACTCAACTGGGAGAAGGAAGTTCCTGTTCAGATTCGCAATGATAAAGGTGAGGTCGTTGAGACGAAGATGATGAAAGTTGCCGAAACTACGGCTATTTTGAAGTCTGCTGCTGCTGAAGCTGCTCAACTTGAGACTGGGAATGCTCGCTGGGATTTGCGTAATTCTCGCCTTCGTCTTGCTCATGACATTATTCGGTCCTTTGCTACTGCCGCAGGCGTTGCCGGTGCTTCCTATGTTGGTCGCAAGGCCGCAGGTCCTGCCGGACCCGAAGGTTACGAAGAGTTGAGGGAGTTTTACGGACCTAACGGCGACAGAGAAGGTGCTACCTATGCCCGCCGCACCTATCGTGGGAGAAATTAAACATTCTTTTCGACCTTTTGAACTTTGTCGTCTATTCCCTTTGTTGTATGTTTGCATTGTAAACCAATAACCACACTATTATGAAAGCACAAAAATCTTTTAGTCAGTTTGATTTACGAGTTGATGCTTTAGACTACCTTTTCGTTGAGTGGCTTATTCGAAATCGTCTTTATCGTAGATTCGCGAAGAATCTCGTGGCGGACAGACACACTACTATGTCTGCTCGCAGCTACATTCGGCTTCGCATTCGTACTTATGCAGCATTTCCCGTTACCGATTATTCTTTTCTTATGACTGGTGCATTCCTTTTCGAATCAACCCCCGAAGGTCGTGAATTCTGGTGTGACGCATCTCGGCGCTGGTCAGATTTTTGTAAATACTTTTTTCGCTTTTAACTCAACCTCTTTAATTATGACACAGATTCATGTTGTTATTCGTCGCATTAATCCTGCCTTTAAGATTGATCTTGTCCAGGTAGGCTACATTGAAAATGGACAGTTCTCGGCGCTCTCTCTTGATGCTCTTAAGCGTACCCCCATTTCTACCTATGTTGAGCATTCCAGTATTGCTGATTCTCCCTATATTGAGCATCGTTCTGTTTCGGGCCTCATGGGCGCCTTGAGCACGTATCCAAATTTTGATGTCGAGTTTTTCGACAATACATTTGTTCTTATGTTTGACTTTGATTTGACTCCCGATGAAGGCACGTCGCAGGAAGAAGGGAAAGGGAACTAAAGTAGTAACCCGCCCGCTTGGTGGAAAAGTTCTTTGATTTGTTAGGCCCCAGGAGATATTCCTTCTCCTGTGGGCTTTTTTGTCCACCGGCTTTGCCGGTATATCCCAAACGGAGTGAAGCCATGGAGGCCGAAGACGCGCAGCGTCCCAGCCGTTAAGGCTGTCGGCCGGCGAAACGTAGTAGTTTTCGCGTTCGAAAGTACCGTCTTTCGAAGCGCAAAGTATTTTTTTTGACTATGGATTATTTCGATTTTCGTCCTAGATTCTCCCCTACTATCAATAGCATTCCTCATCGCTATTCTATTGGCGCATACAGAGGTCGGAAACGAGTTGTTATTGCTTGGTTCGCCGACGAGACCCCTGCGAATGATTACCTTATTCGTTGTCGTCTCGACCACCCTAGTATTAAATTTGATTGTCTTCGAAGTTTACTCTAATGCCTTGTTCGTCTCCCATATGGATTCGCAACCGCCGTTATTTCGACAAGAAAAATCCTTGCCGAAGTGGTTCTGATGTCGCTAAGTCGGCTTTAGCTCTTCGACCCTGGGATGTCGCTCGCCAGTGGCTGATGGTCCCCTGCGGAAAGTGTGAAGACTGCTTGCGTCGTCAGCGTAATAGTTGGTTTGTTAGGCTAGAGCGTGAGCTCGCCTACTGCAAGGCTAATGATCAGCAGGCTATTTTTATTACAATAACTATTGCTCCGAAGTATTATAATGAAGCCTTGCTCGACCCCTCCCGATTCATCCGCCGCTTCAATGAGCGCTTGCGGCATAAACTCGGCCATTCGTTCAAGCATGCCTTTTTCCAGGAGTTCGGCACTCACCCGGAGACAGGAAATGAGCCTCGATTACATTTCCATGGTTTTCTGTTTGGCACAAATGTTCTCTATAACACTATTCGCTCTGCCGTTCGAGACCTTGGCTTTGTGTGGCTCGCGAAGGCCACCCACAAACGCGCTCGCTATTGCGTAAAGTATGTTACTAAACAGATTCAATTTAATCCCGAGGAAATCTCGGATAAACATGTTACCGTAGATGGAAATCTTACACCTTTATCTTGCCTCCTCCAGCATCGCCGCTATACGCGAAAATTCGTATCTGCTGGCGTTGGTGATTTTCTTGGCTATATGCCTCGTCCTTCTGCTCGCGTTTCGTCGTGGTCTTATTATGATAGTGAGAAGGATATCAATTATAAATACGCGATTCCTCGATATTACCTTAAGTACCTTAAATCGGAGGATGAGGTGGTACGCTCGATTACCGCTGCTGACGCTTATGCACGTTTTAGCAAGTCTCCTTTGGTTAAGCGTATTGTGTCTTTGTGTGTTGAGCGGTTCAATCTCAATTCCGCCGTATCCCGTAGAGCGTCATACACGTGGGAGCAAAAGCAAATAATGCGCTTCTCTTCCTCTTCCCGGAAAATGCCCGACTTTGATCCCCCTACTTGGTTGGATTTGGACATTCTCCAGTTTTGGCGAGAACATTATAAACTTCAACTAAACATTTAATTTATGGGAAAACAACCTTTTATCTCACACACCGTAAATGGCTACTCTCGGTACGACGTCCCTGAGAGTAAGGCCTTTACGTGCACACCGGGTATTTTGTATCCTGTGCGAATCGATTTTATTAATGCTCGTGACCGTGTAGCTATCGAGCAGGGCATTGATGTTCGTAGCAATCCTCTTGCTGTTCCGACGTTTAACCCCTATACTGTTCGGCTTCATCGCTTTTGGGTGCCGCTTCAGCTATATCATCCCGAGATGAGGACGAATAGCAGCAAATTCGATATGAACAACTTGAGTCTGAACTTTGTTGCCGCTTCGACGACTGGTTCTTACGAATTTACTACCGATAACTACCCCTACTCTAATTCGCTGCTTCGTTGGTTGCGTATCATTCCTGCTTCCATTCCGGCGTCGACCTCCAGTAATGTCCCTATGTCGCCTAACCTCTCGGCCGCTCAGTTGGCGTACCCTTTAGGTTGGTGTACTGCCGACTCTTATTTGGCTTATTGGGACATTGTTCGTAATTACTACAGTTACTCCCAGTGGGGACTCTACTCTTTTGCTTGGCCCGGTAGTTGGTATTTCATTCCTAATAGTACCGGTGCTGCGTATAACGTTCTTCAGTTCGGAGCCGATTCGAGATTCTTTTCTCAAAGATTTGGTAACCTTGAATTTTTGGATGCTTATTTCGAGAGTCAGTTCTATCCTTCGGCCGTGTCGTCTTCGAATAATACGTATAATAGAGGGAATCTTTTTTCCCAGATAGTTCTTTCGGACCTCGGCGCTACAATTACCGCCTCTAAGAATGGGTACCCCGTTTCTTCTATCTATCCCGGTAGCACCTCATTGTCTACCGCAGGTCCCACGAATCAGTTCTCTGTCGATCCTGGCGCTACGACCGTTACCACGCTTGGAGCGTTCCTCGTATCTCACCCGATGGCTGTTGTGCCTTCGAATCCTGACCGTTATAGCCGTTTACTTCCCGTTGGTAGTTCTGATGGTGTTTCCATGTCTGGCGTTTCCACTATACCGCAACTGGCTATTGCTTCTCGTCTCCAGGAGTACAAGGATTTACTCGGCGCTGGCGGTAGTCGTTATAGTGATTGGTTGGAGACGTTTTTTGCTTCCAAAATTGAGCATGTAGACCGTCCCAAGCTTCTTTTTAGCGCTTCGCAAACTGTTAACGTTCAGGTTGTTATGAATCAGGCTGGCTTTAACAATTTTGGAGGTGATTCCTCGAGTGGCCCTCTTGGTCAACAAGGTGGTGCTATCGCCTTTAATGAGCGCCTCGGTCGTCGTCAGTCTTATTATTTCCGCGAACCTGGTTATATGATTGATATGCTGAGTATTCGCCCTGTCTACTATTGGGCAGGAATTTACCCGGATTATCTTCATTATACTGGTCCCGATTATTTTAACCCGATTTACAACGACATTGGATACCAGGACGTTCCTGGATTTCAATTTGGATTCGGAACAACCTCGGCCACGGAAACTGTGGCTTACGAGCCGTGTTTTAACGAATTTCGAGCCTCTTACGACGAGG